CATGACGCGCACAGCGCTAAAAAGGAATGAATTTAGCCGAGCTCCGCATACGCTACGCACGGCAAGGCGCTAAAGCGCCATTCAAACCAAAAGGACAATTGACAGGCATCAAAAAAAATGATATCATAATAATATCATAAAAAACAAAAAGAGAGGAAACGGCTATGAGCATTAAAAGCTACCTTGTAAACACAGACGGAAACGTAAAACTAGGAAGACACTTCAAAGTAAAAGAATTTGCATGTAAAGACGGCAGTCCGGTAGTATTCATAGACGACTACTTATACACCATTCTGGATATCTTACGACATAAGATAGGAAAACCGGTAATCATCACCAGCGGATACAGAACACCAGAGTGGAACACAAAATGCGGTGGAGCAAAATACTCATATCACATGCGCGGCATGGCCGCAGACATCAAAGTAGATGGAATGAGCCCAAAAGAAATTGCCAACAAACTAAATGAAATCATCCCGGATGAATGTGGCATTATCGTGTACAAAAGTTGGGTGCACTTTGATGTACGAACCGGGAAAAAATACAGAAAGGGGGTGTAACAATGAAATCATGGAATGCACGAGACCAGACCAAAAAAACAAATTGTGAATGAAACAAAACAAAAACACATAAAGGAGTAAATAATGGCACACAGAAGCGGAGCGGGTCAAGGCGACCAGAAACGCTTTACCCAGACTGCAAAGCGGGTAAAAAACATCAACGTAAGGCCGAAGGTATCGCGGGGCGGTATCCGGCTATAAACGACACAAACCAAAGAAAGGAGGTGAATTAATGGCACTAATTAAGGTCAAGGACGTCAAGGAAGCAATCGAACTGATGATGAGCATTCTTGAAAAGCTCGATGAAATTTACCACGCACTAAAGGATGCAAACAAAGACAAAGAGTAAAGGAGAAAAAACATGAAACTGAAATTCTACTCATTCCACGATGCACTGACCAAAGGCTACTCACAGCCATTTTTGCAGAACAACAGAGCACAGGCGGTCCGGACGGCACGATGGAAAGCCAACGAAAGCAAACCGAGTGAAATCGAAGATATTTCACTCGTAGAGTTAGGCGAGTTCGACACTGAAACGGGCTACATGAGCGAAGCAATGCCTGAACACATCGCATGGCTCATCGACCTGAAGGAGACAGCCAATGTTAAATCCTAATACACTGGTAAGGTACTACGGAATGCCGACCGAGAGAGTGGCAAACAATCCGGGCAGCAAGACCGCGCCAACGTGGAAAGCAGTCAAACGACCCAACGGCACTACAGACTACATCGAACAGCCGGATGAAAACATATACGAAAAAATCCAGCGAGCCGGCGAGGGCTACGACCTTGCAAGCGCGATCGCAAGACTGGAAGCTGGAGATACCAGCATAAAGGCAAAAAGCATGATATACACCGAAGGAACTGACCTTGAAAATCTGCCGAAGGATATCATGACGATGCACGCAACGGCCGAGACAGCAGCCGAAACAATGGAACGGCTGAAACAGATGCAGCAGACCGAACAGCAGAAGCAGACCGAACAGCAGAAGCAGACCGAACAGCAGAAGCCGGAAGAAAAAAAGAAAGAGGTGAAGGAAAACGAACCGAAACAGTGAGAACCATTTCGCGCAAGTGCCGCGAATGGAACGACCACGAAGCAAATTTGACCGGAGTCACCAGCTCTTAACGACCATCAACGAAGGCGACCTGGTACCCATCTACTATGATGAAGTACTACCGGGCGATACAGCAAAAGTACGCCTAAACGGTCTCATCCGTATGAGCACACCTATCTACCCAATCATGGATAACGCGTACATGGATACCTATTTCTTCTTTGTTCCGTGCCGTCTGCTGTGGGAGCACTGGGAGAACATGTTCGGCGAGAACGACACCGACTACTGGGCAGAAAAGATCGAATACTCAACACCGACCAGCAAAATCGGCGGAAAAAGTGGACTGAAAAACGGAAGCATTGGAGACTATTTCGGACTTCCGACCGAAGTAAAAGGAGAAATCAAAGTAAACGCGCTGCCAGCACGCGCCTACGCCATGATTTATAACGAGTGGTTTAGAGATGAAAACCTAGAAGCGCCGATGATGCTAGGTTACAAAAAAACGGATGAAGCGGGAAACGATGACGACCCGGCAACCGGAAACGATATGAACGCAAACTTACCGTCAGCCACCACGATAACGAACGAAGCATATATTTACGGAAAAAAGCCAGCGAAGGCGGGGAAGTTTCACGACTACTTCACCAGCTGTTTGCCGAAACCGATGAAAAATGACCCTGTAGAAATCGGCCTGACGGCCAATGCACCGGTAAAACTGTATAACAATGCAGAACTGACAAAAGAAACACCAGCATCTACTCAGCTAAACCTGACTGAAAACGGCACTATGCAGAACTTCGCTAACGTAATGTCAGTAACCGGCAAAGATGACCAAACCATTGAAATGAAATTCCTGGGCGCAGACCTCACCGGAGTAAGCGCGATCAGCATCCAAGATTTACGCATGGCTATCGCACTGCAGCACATCTTTGAAGCAGATGCACGCAACGGCACAAGGTACAGAGAGTTCCTTTCCGGCACATGGGGTGTAACGTCACCGGACAGCCGGCTTCAAATTCCTGAGTACATCGGCGGCCAGCGCATTGCGATCAATGTCAATCAGGTTGTTCAGACGAGCCAGACGGACACCACGACCGGACAGGCACTGGGCAATACGGCTGCATACAGTCTGACCACATGCAGCAAGGAGATGGTGGACTATGCAGCAACCGAATACGGTTATATCATTGGTCTGGCAGTGATACGAGTAGAGCACAGCTATCAGCAAGGACTTGCGACAAAGTGGACACGCGGCGGGCGGTTCACATACTACGACCCGCGATTAGCAGCACTGGGCGAACAGCCAGTATATAATCGCGAAATCTATGCACAAGGCACTTCGGAAGACGAAGAAATCTTCGGATACCAAGAGGCTTGGGCGGATTACCGATACAAGCCATCTTACGTAACCGGAGAAATGCGGTCAAACTATCAGACCAGTTTGGACGCATGGCACTATGCAGACGATTATGACAAACTTCCACGTCTCTCGGCAGAGTGGATTCAAGAAGGACAGCAGAACATTGACCGAACGATTGCAGTAACAAGCGACGTATCACACCAGTTCTTGTGTGACTTCTATTTCACAGAGGAATGGTATCGCGAAATGCCTATTTACAGCATTCCCGGTATCGAGAGAATCTAAGAAAGGAGGAAGCCCCGCAAAAGCGGGGCTATTTTTGGATGGAGACATTTTTAAAGCTTTTGCCAACACTCATGAAAGGACTGAGCTTAATAACAGGCATCATAACGAACAGTAACCAGAGCAGCGCCAAAAACAGCCAAGAGACAGGCAGCGAGACCACAACCGGCAGCGAGACCACAACCGGCAGCGTAACAGCACCGCAGCAGATAGGATCAACGCAAATCAGCACGCCAACAGGTATTGCCACATTCGGCAACCAGAGCAGCGTAAACACCGCAAACGCACTGCAAATGATCAGCGGACTGCTGAGCAACCTCGCAAATGCTGGAAGCCAAGCAAGCGCCAAGAAGTACAACAGTGCAGAAGCAGCAGCAGAAAGAGCGTTTCAGAAAGAAATGCGTGGAACGGCCTATCAGGATACCGTAAAGGACATGATCGCAGCGGGCATCAATCCTATTCTAGCAGCAACCAACGGGGCAACAAGCGCACCATCAGGAGCGTCTGCAAGCATTGGAAGCCAACGCTATAACCAGCAGAGCGCACAGGCCGCAAGCGTATCCGCAATGTACGAATACGGCAACAACACGGCAGAACTGGCAGACAAATACTTAAAACTGGCAAAACAGAGCACCAGCGCAAAACAGTTTAAGAGCGCGAAAAGCTGGGAACAGGCAGCGAGCGAGCTGGCAACCTCAAGCGCAAAACAAGCACAACAGTACACCTATACAGCTAACAAGTTAGGCTCAGGCCTTACGAAAGCAGGAGAAAAAGCCAAAGAAGCAGCAAAAAAGGCTGGTAAAGCAGCCAAAGACCGCGCTGACAAAGTGGCAGAAGATACTATCAACAGGGCAGCAAGAAGACGCAAACTAATAGATGGATACGTATCTGGAAAACCATACACAGGAGACTAAGAAAGGAAGGGGGATGGCAAAACATCCCCCTTTTTTAGTAACAATAATCCAGAAAATAGAGAGTGTGGAAAACTTGAGTTTTCAACACTTTCAACAGGTTTTCAACAACAAGTTGCACAAAGAAATTCGTCATAATGACGAACTTTCAACAATTCAACAAGTTTTCAACAAAGTTTTCAACAGGCAAAAAGGCAATAAATAAACGTAGTAACGTAAAAAAAACGAGTTTTCAACAGTTTCCACGCTACTACTACTACGACTACAACAAGTTAATATATAAAGGAAGCGAGGTGTCAAACGGCACAAGATAGACAAGGAAGCTTGTGCCGATAACAAAATGCCATGTACAAAACCATTAGTATTTCAGATGGACACGAAAAAACCGCAGCTATGGGGAAGTCTGGAAAACCTATCAAAGCAAGGACTGCAAACGGACATCATGGACGGAATCAAAAAAGGAAAATTCGCATTGTTACCATGCGGTAAATGCGAGTATTGCCGCAAACAGATGGCAGACCAATGGGCAACAAGAATAGAGCTAGAAGCCAAAGAGTGGGACGATGTGATTTTTCTAACACTAACGTATGACGATGAACATATCCCATACGGCGAAATTATCAAAGGCTACAAAAGCATTCAAAGTCAGACAGTGAGCAAGCGAGACGTGCAACTATTTCTAAAACGGCTACGGAAAGCATACAAAAAGCCAATAAAATACTTCCTAGCAGCCGAATATGGAGACAGAACAAAAAGACCACACTATCACGCGATAGTATTTGGACTGAAGCCACCGGATGCACAATGGTATAAAAACCAAAAGGGCAACAGCTACTTTAAAAGCGAGTGGTTGCAAAAAATCTGGGGCAAAGGCATGATAGACTTTTCTCCAGCACAGCCGGGAAGCTACGCATACGTTGCGCAATACGTCAACAAAAAAGCCATAGGTGCAGAGCAAGCGGCAAAATACTGGATGGAAGGCCGAGAGCCAGAGTTCCGAATCATGTCGAAAGGCATCGGCGAAAAGTATCTGAACGAACACAAAGATGAAATCTTGAAAACAGATAACATCATATGCGCAGGAGGACGCGAAAAAAGGCCTCCACGCTATTTTGATAAGATTCTAGATAAAGATACCAGCCAAGACACGGAAAGCTGTTTTAAGGCACATTCTGACGAGCTGAGAGAGGTTAGAGCCAAACGCAGACGCAGCGCAGTACAAAGTTTAATCAATCTCGAACAAAGCACCAGCGTGGATTATGAAACCTATCTCAACATTCAGAAAGAAAAAAACAAGCTAAAGCAAAAGTGGCGTGAACCGAAAGCATGACGCGCACAGCGCTAAAAAGGAATGAATTTAGCCGAGCTCCGCATACGCTACGCACGGCAAGGCGCTAAAGCGCCATTCAAACCAAAAGGACAATTGACAGGCATCAAAAAAAAT